CCTCAACGCCCGCTTGCGCCGTAACTTATTGATATTCTTGTACTTTTTCGGCGGAAATCCCGAGCCGCAAAGACAAATCGTCAAGTTCCGCTCCCGTAGCCGCCGTTTTTACGCCGAGCGTTGCCGCCGCCGTTCCCGCGGCAAGTGCCGCCGCCGAAAAGGGAGCAAGGGTTTTTCCAACGTTTGATATAGCGTCGCCGACTTTTGTTACGCGCGCCGAAATCGCGTCAAACTTGATTTGATTGATTTTTTCAAGTTGCTTTTCGAGTTGTTGCGCTTGTAGTTCGGTTTTCGCGAGTTCCGCTTTAAGTTTGCGATATTGATCGGTGTCAATATTTCCCGTGTTTTCCAAATAGTCTAAACGGCGACGCAATGCGTCCGCATTTGCCGCCGTTTGGTCTATCGCGTTTTGTGCCACCTTTTGCGCGCGGGCGAATTTATCCGAGTCAAATTCGAGTTCGAGGCTCTTTTGCAATGCGTTTAATTCGGTTTGCGACTGTTGCGCCGCTTTCCGCATAGACGACATTTCTTTGTTGAAAGACGACGCGTCCGCGCTGATTTCAACGGTTAAGCCTCTAATACTTTCCGCCATTTGCCGAGCCTCCTTTTAAGAATTTGACCGCGTCGCTTTGTGATACGTCGCGCACGGTAGTATTTGTTTCTTTTGCCTTCGCCGCCCGCATTTGTCGGATCATTTGCTTTAAGTTCGCAATATCAATCGACATAATCAAAACGTAAAGGTCGTTAAAATGTGAGTTGCGTATAAACACGTCTTGTATTTTGTGTTCGACGCACTTTTGCATTATCGTTATGTATCGCGGCACGGGTAGGGTTTTATTTTGGTTGTCGGCGGACGGTTCAAGCCGTTTGTAAATCGCCAACAACCGCATAAATTCCTCGCCGTGCGTTACAAGTTTTTTGAGTTTGCCGTTGCCCCTTGAAGTGCAATTTCAAAAACGTATTTAATTTTGTCGGTAAGGGCGGTAAGATACTCGCCGTCCGCCAAATCAAACAACTTCAAAAACGACTTGTAATCGGGGAGTTTGTCGCTGTCTATAAAGCAATAGAGGGCTTTTAGATTTGACAAAATGTGCGCTTTGCTATCGGCAAGCCCCGCTTTGCCGATACGTTCAACGTAGGCAAAGAGTGTTTCCGTTTTTGCTTGCGCGGGAAAGTTAGACTCCCAACGTTCCTCGGCAAACAACGACGTATCAATACCGATTTCAATTTCGCTTTTATTGACGACGAGTTTTCCGTCGCCGTCAATTTCTTTTTCAAGTAAGGGTAATTTCGTTTTTATCACTTTTCAAGCCCTCCGCGCTTTTATTCCGCCATAGTCGGCAAAACGACTTCTTCGCCGAACGTATCGAAATCGGTATCGTCGGGGGTAACGGTCATTTGCCAAACAATAACTTCGTTTCCCTTGTCGTCGAGATACTTTTGACCGTTTGCCGCCAAAAGCGGAGTACCGCCGATTTCGAGTGCGGTGTCGAAAGACGACTCGTTAATATCGTCGGTAGTTTGGTCGAAAGACTCGGCGGGGCGGGTGGACGTTACGCCGTAAAGCATAGTTTTTGCAAGCACGGTTGCGCCGTCCTCGTCAATGCCGCACGTTTCAAAGTAAATAACGTGCGAAATATTTTTGACTTGCTTAATATCTGCAAGCCCTTGTTTCGTCTTGATTTTGCGACCCATTGCGACTTCGTACGCGTCGCAAACGTTGTTTTGAGTAAGCGTCGCCGTCTTTCCTTTTTCGTTTACGATATGGACGATACGGCGTCCGTCGCCGTAAATCTTCTTTACGGACGAGTCGTTTTCAAGCGCAAGTTTCATTGACGTTCCCATATCTTGAAACGCCCCGAAAGAGCCTTGCGCGGTGGGTACTGCGTACTTCACGTTTTGCACGTTGAAACGTACAAGAGTTTTTTTATTTGCCATTGTTAGATCCTCCGTTTTGGATAGTTTTTTTGATTGCGTCAAAGACTTGCGGCTCGGTACTATCAAAGCACCGACGAATAAAGCCCGCGTGCGGCGATTTTTCGGCGTATTCCAACACGTTTGAAAGCGGTATATTTTCTTTACCGCCGCCGTTTACCGTCTTTGTGTTGCCGACGTATCGGCGATCTTTGTATTTTGTTTTGATTTCCCAAGAGTCCGCCATTCCGCCCGTATCGCGCGGGGTTGCTTGTTCAACGGCTGATTTGAAAACTTCCGCGCCCGCTTGTACGGCGTTTTGTCTTACGTCGAACGACGAGCGTTGAAAGTCCGTCAAAATTTCCGTCAATGCGTCGGGCATATCTTCGAGCGCGATTTTGCCCGTCGATATGTTTTTCGTTTTAGCCATTGTCCGCCACCTCAAAATAAACAAACTCGACGTTAAGTCCTCGATACGGATTGTCTATATCGGCAATATCGCTTGCGTCATTTGCAAGTCGAAAGCGTTTGTTACTCAAAACCGCGTTTTTGACCGCTTGCAAGCGTGCTTGCGCGTCCGTATAGCGCGGGTCGGTCTTTTCGTACGAGTAGTAGTAATTGACGTCGATATACACGCGGGAAAGCGTACAAGCACCGTCGCCGAAAGTGTGCGGGCGGTTGCTTACAACACGAAAAACAACGTACTCGTCCTTATTGACTGCCACGTCGGAATTTTCGATATAATCCGCGTCCACTCTTCGCAAGTGGTTTGACAATACGCCGTAGGGGAGTAGTGTATCGTCAAGGATTTTTTGTATAACCGTCCTAACGTCCATTATCTAACCTCGTATTTTTTGACTTGAAATTCGAGCATTTTGTTTTGCTGAAGGTAATTGTCCGCCGCCGCCGCGAGTTTGAAAGCGTGCGCGTCGTCGATAACGCCGTTAAGGTATATGCGGACGTCTTTTGTTATCAAGGCGTCGTAAACGGCTTTGACGTACGGCATACGCACGCGGGCGGGGCGGATAACGCCGTCGGACTGTTGTTGTATAGCCGCCGCCCCGTAGGACGAAAGCCATTCGACGTAAAAACAATCGGTCGTTATCGGCTTGCCGTCGTCGGTCGTTCCGATATTTACTTTGATTGTTTCCCATTCCGTCGCCGCGCCGTTGCCCGCAACGTATCGCGTCTTTTGTACGGCAAAACGCACAAGAGTTCTTTTTTCTTTTACCGTTTGCGCCATACTACCTCCGCATTTGCGAAATCAACGCAACGATCATACCGTCTTTTTTTACGATTTCGTCGGGCGTGCCTTTATCGACTGCGTCGGCGTAAATAGCCTTGACGGTATACGCGCGTTTGCTTGTTATAAGTTCCGCGGGAACACCGCTTGCGCGCATAAATTCCTCCGCCGCGTCGATAGAGTCTTGCACTTCTTGTTTTTTGTGCGGGTCTGCGTCATAGTAGCCCATTTTATAGAGAATTTTATCAACTTCTTGCATTGTTGACCTCCTAAACGTTTACCGTTGCGTATCGGCTATGCGCCCGACCCGCACGAAAAATCAAGCGAATTTTAACCGCCGACGTTAGTTTTTGCGGCTTTTTGTACGGACATAAAGCCGTTGTACACGGCGGGAGAGCCGCCGACAAAACCGCATACTTTGAAAGCGATTACGCCTTCTTTGAATTTGTAGTCGGTGGATTTCTCGACGTCAAGGTCGGTAAAGTACGCGAGTTCGTATGCTTTAAGTTTGCCGTAAAGCATATATGGATCGCCCGCGGTTACGTTTGCGAACGCCGCGAGTTTGCTCGTGCATACAAACGGAATACCGTTGATCGTTCCCGAATTTCCGCGGACGACGATTTCGTAAGCGCGCTTTTTGTCCGAGCCTTTGACTTTTGCAAATTCTTTGAGCGTCAACTTATTGAGTATCAACGTTGCGTCGCCCTCGACGTCCTCGTCGCCGCCGTAGTCGAAAATAATATTATCGAGCGTATTTTCGTCGATAGTCGCAATAGTCTTGCGCTGATCCGCGTCGATAATAGTTGTCGGGGCGTTGATAATGCCGACGAGTTCGGCGTTGCCGCTACCGTTAAGGATTTGCGAAATAAGTTTCTTGCGCCACGCGCCCTCGATTGCTTTTTCGACTTCGGCGGTATAGCGTGCGGGCGGCAATTTTTCGACTTCTTCGTTGACCTCGGCGTATGCGGTGATCTTGATTTTGTTGATCGTTGCGTAATCAAAGGTCGGTTCGGCGGTGGTGTAAGCCGCACCTTCCGCGGTTATGCCGCCTTCGCCGATCGTTTTAAGGAACGGGGCTTTGTAACTTTCTGCTCCCGCGCCTTGCAACGGTACGATTTTAACGAGTTTGTCGAGCGTTCCGACTTGTTCAAACGCGGGGTTGATTTCGCCGCTTGCAAGGTCGGTCATTGCTACTTTTGCAGTGGAAACGGCGCGGAGTTCAAACGTCGCTTTATTGCCCGCTTTAAGGGCGTTTGCGCGCTTTTCGATTTCTTCTTTTTCCGCGGCGCGTCTTTCTTCTTCCGTGGGGTTGCCCGATTTGAATACAACGCCGTTTGCGGGGGCGGGTGCGCCGCCGTTAGGCTTACGAGCCGCGCGGAGTTCTTCTTCGCGTTTTGCGTCGTCGGCGTCTTTCTTTGCGCGTTCGATAGTGTAGTCGAGTTTTTCGACTTCGGAGCGAATTTCCGCGAAACGTTCTGCGGTGGTTTCGGGTTTTGCGAGTTCCGCCAAAAGTGCGGCGCGTCTTTCGATAAGTTCTTTAATGGTCATAATGTTTTCTTGCCTCCAAGAATAAAAATTTTTCTTTCGCAAGATTAAACGCCGCTTGCGAGTCGGCGTCGCGTCGCCTTTGTTCATTATCCAACGCCGCCGCCTTCGCGTTATCCAACGCGATTTTGTCGTTATCCAACGAGGCGAGGGAGCGAGCATTTATCGAAGTTTGCGGATACGCGCCGTCGTTTACGGCTGATACCTCGCAAACCTTTGATATTTTTGTTATGCGGCGAGTCGGCATATCCTTGTCAAGGTCGCGCCAATCTTCGCCCGATACCATTATCCCAAACGCAAACGACATATCTTCAATATCGCCGCGTTGTACCGCCGAGCAAAGTTCGCGGGCGGTGGAGTTGTTTTCGACGTCAAGCGTCGTTTGTATGCGCATACCGCGATCGTCGATTGCAATATCCATTGTCGAACGTTTACCGCGTCTATGCCGCGCAAGCGGTATCATACCGTCATTGTGGTTTACCATAAATTTGACGTCCGATAAATCCGCCTCGTCGAGCGCGTGCGGGTCGATTTCCTCGAAAAAGTAATCGCCGATTGCCGTACGCTCGTTAAAAACGATAGGGTAACCTTCGATAATTCCTTTTGTCGGTTCGACCGTCGGGGATTGCATATCACGAGCAAAACGGCGAATAATCAAACTTTTGTCGATTTTAGGTATTTCGGGCATTATTCTTTGTCCTCCTTGTTTGAGTCGTTCGGCTTTGCCGTCGGTTTTTTGCCTTGCGACAAAGACGTTAATTGATATTGATTTGCGATTGATACGTCGATATAGTTAAGCGAAACGCGCGTCGGTTCGCCGTCGGGGTCAAAGCCCAACAACTCGCGGCGTTCGTCGCGTGATAACAACGCGTCGTCTTTGGTCATTTCCGCAATTTCTTGACGGCGAGCAAACGATAACGATTGTACGATTTTGTCGTAATACTTTATCGTGCGTCCGTATGCAAGTTGACGCGGGGTAAACAACGTTATCTTGAAAGCCTCGGCAATTTGCAACAACAAGCCTTCGACCGCCGTTTGATAAAACGCGGTGTATTCGTCGTCGGTGTATTTGCCGAGATATATCGGCAACGAAACGCCGAAAAACGACAATATTTCGTCGCGTATAAACGATAACGTGTTCGACGGTATATCCGTCGCCGAAATGTTTATCGGCTGAAATTCCGACTCGTAGTCGGTTGCAACAATGCCGTATTTGCTGTCGAAAAGGTGTTTTTCAAATTCCTCGCGGGTTATGGTGCGTTTGTCCGCGTCGGCAACCGTTTTCATTGACAAAATGCCTTTAAGCGATAAAGACGACTCTAACGCTTTCGGTATTGACTCTTTTATTACGCTTAACGTTTGCAAGTTGCCGAGCATTGCGCGAAAGTCCGCGCGCCCGTTTGCGTCGCCGCCGAGATATTGATTTGCGCCGTAGCCGAGTCTAATGTGTATCAAGTCGCTATACGGCAAATCAAGCACGATACCGTTTTTGCCCGTCAATTCCGCGCGCATTTCGCCGTCGGCGTAATACAACTTGATTGACGCGGTTTCGATAGGGTAAAAGCCGCGTGTTACGCGGCGTACGGTGTCGCGCCCCTCGATTTGTACTTCGTTATACGCCCAATAGATAAAACAATTTCGGTTTAAGAGCGTAATGTATGCAACTTTGTACAAAAAATCTTTAAGCCCGCAAAGCGGGTTTACGCGCCCCGCAAACACCGCGTTTATATCGTCGTCGGCAACAATGATACGACGCGGGTTTTGTGCCTCGGTTACCGATTTCAAGTTGCATTTCGATACTTCCTCGGCGACGCGGTGGACTGCCGTTTTGACTATATCCGACGCCGTAATATCTTTCCCGAAAGAGGAAAACACAACGGAATTTGCGTTGATTATGCGATTATAGTTGCTTTCTCGATCCCAACCGAGCAAACTTTGTATTGCGTTTTTAAGCGTTCCCAACGTCCGCCGCCTCCTTTGACGAAATAAAAAAAGTGGGTCGATACGGTTAATAAGCACAAACGGTTGTTGTTTGTACTCAAAAACTCATATCGACCCACTTGACTTTTGATTAAAAGTTAGGGTACGCGCCGCGAAAAGCGGCGGATATGCCTATTTAGTTACTTCTATTTTACTCAATTCTCGGTACGAAGTCAAGACTTTTTGCGATATGTGGCGAAATTTTGCTCGCGTTTTATCGTGAAAGTGTATTCGCGCCCGCATTTCGGGCAATAAAACGTCGCGTTGATTAAACCGTCGCGGGCGTCGTAACGACCGATTAAAAGGTTATGTACGGGGCAACGGACTTCGCGCATAAAGACGGGGTTTTGCTTTTGAGTGTTTTTTTTATCGTCCATTATCAACCTCCGATTTTTGCCATAAAGGCGGTTTTACACGTTCGCAACGCGGCGTACGCTATAACTTTTGACATTGTGCCGTCGATTTTGTTTCCGATATATCCGACAATCTTTGTCGGCATTACAAAACCGCGATTGTCGTATTTGATTGCGGCGTTTCGGAAGTTCCAACGGCAAATTGCGTTGTTTTGGTAGTTTATAAGCCGCGCCCGCAAATCTTCTTCGACGTTGCGCGTCGGAACGTTAAGCGTTTCGGGCGTCATTCGGATTTTGACGGGAACGTTTGCGCCGAAGTGTTTTGCCGTAGTTTTTGCAAATTCTTTTGCGTGCCATTCGTCATAACCGACAACGTACGGTCGTATGCCGTACTTTTGGTAGATTTCCCAAAGATACTCGGCGACGACAACGTCGTCAATAACGTTATCGGAAACAATCCGACATAAGCCTTCCGCCGCCCATTGTCGATAATCTTTTTTTTCGGGATTTGTCGGGCTGTCGGTCGATTGTCCGTCGCCCGCTTTTACCTCGGTAACGAAGTACATTGTGTGCAAGTATTTTACGGGGTCATTCGGACGCATAAACAAAAGGGTACAAGCGCAAAGATCGTTTGTTTCCGCAAGGTCAACGCCGCCGATACACCAACAATTTTGAAAGTCGGATAAATCAAACGTTGCGTCGCAAACGATATATTTTTCTTCGAGCCACGCGTTCGACGAAAGTTGTTTGATATTAAACTCTTTCGCCAATGTGAAAGCGCGTTGCGCGCCGCTTTTGCGTGCTTTATCGACAAGGTCGCGTAAGTCTGATTTTTTCTTTACGACGCCGATCATCGGATTTGATTTTTGCCAACTGTTCTCGTCGTTCCATACTTCCGCCTCGCTGTCTTGCGTGTAAAGCCATATAAGCCAACGGGGCGCGTCCTCTTCGCCTTTAAGCACTTTGCGGGCGTCGATCAATCTTTCGTCGAGGTATCCGTCGCGAACGATACCTTCGGTTGTAATTTCAAAAAACAACGGCTCGTCTTGCGTGGTAAGCGACGAGCGGAGGGGCATAATGGTTGATCCGTCTTTCATTTCGTGGACTTCGTCAACGATAACGATTTTGAGGTTTCGACCTTCTTTTGCGCCCGATTTTGCCGACATTTTTTTGATTGCGCCTTTATTTTGTGCCGAAAACTTACCCGTCTTTTTGCGCTGTTTCGGATTGCCGAAAAATATACCCTTGATATTCTTTCGCGTAACCCGCGATACGGCGTGCGACTCTTCGCGAAACGCGTTTATGCAATCAAAGATTAAACCCGCTTGATCGTAGTCGTTCGACGCGCACATTACTTTTTGACCCGCCTCGCCACAAAACCATTCGGCAAGAGTCAATGCCGCCGTAAACGGGGTTTTGCCATTTTTACGCGCTATCAAAAGCAATACTTCTTTGAAACGTCGTACCCAACGACCGCCGCCCAATAGTTCCGTATCGAATATGTAAAACCCGAATATCGCCTCGGCAATCGCTTTTTGACATAGTGTCAAAATAAACGGTTTGCCCGCAAACGGGCTTTCAAAGTGTTTGACTTCCTTTTCGATAAAGTTTATCCGTTTATGAGCCGCGTCCAACGTAAAACGGTAAACGTCGGAACGGTAGAAAATATCTTGTATTAAACTTTCAAGCGTCGTTTTGAGTTCGCGTCCGATCGTGATTTCACCCGACCGACAACGTTTGTAATACTCAATCAAAAAACTATGCTTGCCGTCTATATCGTCGCGTAAACATTGCCAACCTTCGATAGGCGCAATATCGGGGTTTGCAAGCGTCCACTCGGCGAAATTGTCCGCCGCCGAAAGATTATTCGTAATCGGATAAGTCGTCGCCGTCGTCGCCATTTAGCCCGCCGAGCAAATCTTTGTTTAACTTTTGCATTGCCGAAGTATATTGCGCCATATACTTGACTCGCATTTTTCCCGCCGCCGTTTCGCGTTGTACGGTGGGATTGTTTTTGTCGTACAAAATCGACGGCAAATCTTTTATCACTTCAAGGCAAGCAAAAACCTCCGCCACCTTGCGGATAAGTTCGGAATAGATTTCGACTTTGATTTTATCGACGCCCGCGTCGGTAAAAAGTTTGACGAGTCGGTCATATTCCGCATTTGCGATTGTTTCTTTTTTGTTTTGGTCGCTTTTCATTGCGTCCTCCGTTTATCTTTTCAAAACTTTTTCGAGAAAAAGTCAAAAACTCGGTGTGTGTGCTAAATGCCCGCGGCTGGGAGTCTTTTAGCGTTTCCGAAATCGCGAGGGCATAGGGGGGATCAAAAAATATTTTCTATTCGTTGTAACGTCGCCAATAATCGGCAATCCAACCGACGACGGCGTCGCGTGCCGCTACCCGCTTTATATCTTCGTACGCACGCTTAACGCAAGCGTCTTGCGGCGTGTCTATGTGTACGAGTTCGGCGTTGTATTCGCGGACGAAATTATCGCGGTCGATACGGTCGGGATAACTGCCGATAATGTAAGCGTCTTGCCATTTGCGGCGCGGTGTCGCCGTCCGTATTTCGTCGAGTAGGTAATCGCGGATATTAAACGCAATGCGTTTTGTTGCGTCGGGTTTGTCGTATTGTCCGCATACACATATCGCGGCGTGTATGCGTTCAAGGTCAACGACAATATCGTTACGCGTTGCAACCAACGCAACGTAAGTTGTCTTGCCCGCATACGGCGATCCGTACACAAGGTAAACGCGCTTTGCGCCGATAGCATTACCGAAACGCGAGTGTACTGCGTTGTGGCAAGCGTGGCAAAGCACTTCGATATTATCGGGGTTAAGCGTGATATTTGTATCGTCGATATTGTCGAGCGTCAATTCGATTTTATGGTGAGGTCGTAGTTCGTTCAAATCGAATACGCCGCCGCAACGGGCGCAAATACCGCCGCTTTTAACCTTGCAAGACTGCGCGAGCGACAAGTAGTCTTTACGGCAATAAAACGCGTGTATAGGGTCGAGCGGCATTTTATACACCCTCCCAACCGTCGGGCGGCATTTTACCTTGTTCCGCAAGTTCCAACGCCTTTTTGCGTAATTCGATTGCTTGCGGATCGCGGGCAAATTCCGACGAGTAGCGGTTTATCAACAAAAATTGCAACATTCCCGCGTCGGGCTTTGCATAGCGTTTATATCGGCGTGTTTTGTGTCCGATAACCGTACCGTCAAGGTTTTTTATTTCTTCCGTTGTTTCTTCGGTGTATTCGTAGCCCATAGCGACGCGATACGCATTGTCGAGCAAATCTTCTTTGCATTGTTCCTTCGCGCGTAATAGTGTTTCGGTTAATTCGGGATTATCGCGCTTATATTGCGCCCATTGTGTTTTGCCGACGCCGTAATATTCGCAAATATCGCCCTCGGTTACGCCGCACCGTACATAACGCTCAATATCGGCTAAATAAGGTTTTACCTTATTTGCGTATTGCGACGGCGCGCCGCGTTTCTTCTTTTCGGGCGTTTTTGTAGTGGTTTTCTTTGTCTTTTTCGGGGGCGATTTTTTCGGCTTTACCGTAACCGCTCCCGAAATGTCGTTATTTTTGTTTTGTTTCGGCATTTTTTCCTCCTATTTTTCGCTCGCGTTGATAATCGCTTTTGTAATTATAAGCAAGGGTAAAACCGCTAACGCGATTAAAAGCGGAATACAACAAGCAATCCACGAAAGCGACGTCGCCGCGCATAATTTGCAAATAATAAAAATCGCCGAAAGTGGAGTGCAAACGGTGCATAATAAGCAACCGATAACGTATATCGCGGAAATTATCTTTTTCATTTCAAGCCTCCTTTAACTCGTTTGATACTTAAAATAACCCAACCGTCTTTTAAGCCGTCAAAGCCTTTCAAAATGTACGTTACTTTAACCACCACGCGACGCCCCGTATATGTGCCGTTTTCCCATTCGCGGAGCAATAGCAAATCGCCCTCAAAATAACCGCGGTCGTCAAAACGGAGTTCAAACGTCTTTCGACCTTTCGCGACGTCGTCAAAATAGGTGGGTAAGATTTTCAAATCGTGTATTTTCGGCATTTCAAGCCTCCTTGTATGAATAATTTTTCGGTGCGGTCAATTTTTGCGCGGTTGTTTAAGTGTGTTTTTGTTTTGTGTTCCCAAATACAAACGAAATCGTCGGGAGCGGTGTATTCGCTGATAATCACAATATGCCCCGCGGCTGTCTGAAGTCTGCACCAATCCCAAAACTCCGCCGTGTCGAATTTTTCGCCGCCATAGCCGACGCCCGTTGAATACGGCGGGTCGCAATAAATCAAAACCCGCTCCCGCGTAGGGAAACGTAAATCGCGATAATCGGCATTACCGACAAGGATATTTCGGAGCGCGGGTAATTGACGTTGAAAGTTTTGTTTACTTTCCTCGAAATAGTTACGCGTTTTGCCGTCTTTTGTTTGCGCCGTCGCGCCGTAACAACCGCCGTAAACACGGGAATTATACGAGGCGAATAAAAGCACCGCCGCACGATACCACGCCGCATAATTGCCCTTGTTGTCGCGTACGTCGTAATATTCCTCGCGGGTCGGCGTATGCAACGAGTCAAGCAACGCGGGATTATCACGGCAAGTTTCGATTAAATCGCAAACGAGCGGGTCAATATCGTTGCCGAGTCGGTATTCGCATTGCACTTTGTCAATAACGTTAAAACCGCCCGCGAACGGCTCGACGTATTGTTTGATTTTGTATTCGGATATGTAGCCTTGCAATATTGCGACGATTTCGTCGGCAAATTTCGCTTTACTGCCGATATATTTCACGTTGTACCTCCGTTTCAATTTCGTTTTTTCATTTTGACGTACAAATACGCGCCCGAAACATACTCGCTCGTTTTGCCGTAAAATTGCGTCATTTGATAGCCATTGTAAAGGTTTTCAAAGACGGCTTTACGGTTTGCCGTTTCTCGATAAAGGCGATTGACCTTGCGGCGAGTGAATTTGCAATCGGCAACCGTGATTTGCGGTTTTTTCAAGTTCTTTGACGCAACATACCGTTTTGCGCCTTTCGGGTCTTTCATTATGTACCGTGCCAAACCTTCGTACCCGCTATCGTCCGCCACAAGACGACGCGTATTGTTTCGACCGCCGTTTCGCCACAAATCCTCCATTACGTCGCGATCGGGGAAGTTTGTTACGACGTGGTGGTGTACGCGGTGTTTGCCTTTTTCTTCGTCGTTTTCAAATTCCGTAACGTAAATGTATTTTAGCGGCGGGAAGTCGTGTTTTTCGGCGTAATACTTTAAGCGTCGAATAAACTTTGACATTTCTTTTTGCGCGTCGGGTAGCGATTTCGGAAGTTTGCGGCTTTCGTATGTAAACGTTCCCCAAAAATCCGAGTCGGTAAAGTTTGCGTTTATAAGGCGTATAACGTTTTTCGTTGCGTTCTTGTAATTGAGTCGTTTTTGCGCCTCGCGGCTTTCTTTCGTTCGACGCGCCCGTGCCGTTGCCGAGCGGGTATCCCAAATCGGATAAACCTCGACTTCAAGGAAATTGCCGCTTTTGATTGTCTTTGTCCGATATTTGACGATATGCGGGTCGTTGAGTAATTGTAGTTGTGCCTCGTTTTCTTCTTGTTGATTAAATATTTCGTCGTAGTCGTATTCGGTGGGCGGTAGAGTGTAGTGCCTTGCCATAGTGCCTCCGTTATAATCGTAAAGAAAAAGACAAAGGACGCAAGGGGTCTTGCCCCTTGCAACCCCGCAAGGCTCAAAGGAATACAACACGGGGCGGAAATTCGCTTTGTTCGTTGTTCTCTTTGAAAAATACGGGGCGGTGCTTTCGGGTGTTCCTCGTAATACGTTTTGCGTTTATCCCTTTCGCTTGCCTTTGACCGTACCACAACGTCAAGCCTATAAAGTCAATCGTTTTGCTTGCGCAAAAAATTTTCTTGCGAAAATTCGCCGCGCTTGACTTTGCTTGCCGCCGTGGTTTTTTACGGTCAAGGCGAAAGGGAATAAAACACAAAACTTAATTACCGAGTATTTTCTCGTCGATAAGATAATACTTCATTACGAGGACGCTAACAGCACCGTACAAGCCGTGCAAAGTGTTGACATAATACCTCCGATATGGTATAATAATATCGGTTTGGTTGACGAGATTTTGTCAAACCTTGCGGGCGGTCGGAAGTGCCAATTTCGCCGCCCGATCCTTTGTCTAAATATTGTTGCAATTTCGCAACGGTTGTTATTCGCCGTCCGACGTTCCCGCGTCGGCGGTTTTTTCTTTGCTTTCTATTGTGGATAATTTCGCGTCGAGAGCCGCCACCGCTTGACGGACAAAGTCCGATTTGCTCAAATATCCTAATTTGCGTAACGCGGCGGGCGCAAATACACGCTCGGCGCGCGCGCGGCCCTGTGCTCGAAGCGCACCTTCTTCACGCTGCCGGTCGCCGTGGCGATCTTCAGGAAGCTGCGCGCGATGACCCACAGCGTCAGCGCCAGCAGCGCCTTCGCCTGCGTGATGCGGGT